TTAGTGGGCGTAGTGGCGACAAATGGAGATGTTTATTATTGCTGTCAGCACAGAGGGAATGAAAAGCATGTGCTTGGCAACCTAAACAACTCAGACTTCAGAAGTATATGGAGCAAGCGACAACAACACGATGTTGACGTTTCAAAGTGTCCACCGTGCAGATATATGAATTATGCAAAGTCTTTTACCAAATTCAAAGACTCAATGACAGCAACTCAAGAGCATAGGAATTTCCTATGAAGGGAGCAAGAACTATGAACTTAGACGGAAAGATCGACATACTGATTCCAACGACACGACCGAAGTTATTGAAAAGATGCTTGAAGGCAATCGAAGAAAACGCAGGTATACCAGAAGATCAGTATGATATTTACACAAAGACTGATTTTAAAAAGATCGGATGTCCGTCGATGCTATGTGACATGACAAACGAAACCAGCCATCAGTATGTTTGTTTCGTCGGCGATGATAGTATACCAGAAAAAGACTTTCTAAAGAATGCGCTTGACGCCATGAAAGAGCTTCCGGACAAATGGGGGTTGGTCGGCTTCTGCAATACCTTTAATGGTGTTGCGACAAACAACACAGCCGGACATTTTTTGGCAGATAGAAGAATACTTCCATTATTAGACAATGAGTTTTTTCATCATGGATACAGGCATGGCCATTGCGACACAGAAATGACAGAACGAGCCATGGAACATGGTAAGTATTGTTGGGCGGCAAAAGCAGTAATTGAGAACCCGCACCCAATCTGCAACTTGATAACTGGCGGCGAACGCGATCCAATGGATGAAACATATAATATGATAGATGATAGAAAAATCCAAATGCTGGATCAGAATTTATTTTATGAAAGAAAGGCTGAACGTTTGCAAAGAATAGCAATCGCCATACCGCTTGCTGGTAGAAAGGCAGACAATCAATTCTGGCTGTCTTTTATAGGTATGAAGAAACCAAACTTTATACTGCTGACGCCAAGTCTTGAAATATATGATTTCCCGCAAAACATTGCAGACGTTAGAAACGATCTTGTTTTTCAAGCACAGGCAGAAGGCGCCAAAAAACTTATCATGCTTGATACTGACCAAGTGTATCAAGATGATACAATCGAAAAACTTCTGTCACATGATGCGACGATGGTAGCCGCACCAGTACACAGAAGATATCCGCCGTTCGATATTATAATGTATAGGGGCGAGCTTGGAAAGTATGCGCACGTTGCAGACGAAGAAATTTATTCTGGCGATTTAATAGAAGTGGATGCCATTGGAACCGGTTGTGTGTGCTTTGATATGTCAATATTCAGAGAACTTGAATTTCCATGGTTCGAATTATCGACAGACAAGGACCAACCAATCGGAGAAGATATTTACTTCTGCTCAAAAATGAGAGACGCCGGGCATGAAATATGCGTTGACACTTCCATCGAAATAGATCATCTTGGAACAATGGTAGTAAACAAATCAACGTATCAGATATATAAAAAGTTGATGGGGTTCGAGTGGAGAACCGATAAAGAAGTGGAGCCAACGGAAAAAACAGGAGATTAGAAAAATGGCAGTTTACACAGGGTATAATTGTTCGGTCAGGTTAGGGGCTACCGCCGTAGTCGGAATCGGAACGTGGACAATTGCCGGAATTAATGCAGATCAGATGGACTCTAGCGATTTCGGCGACAATTGGAAAAGTTTTGCTTTCGGCATGAAAGACGGTGGCACTATTACTTTCAGTGGATTATTGGATGCCAGTGATACTGCTGGACAGCAAGCGTTGTGGTATATCAACAACGAAAATACGGACGTGACAGACATCAGATGTTACGTCAACAGCACTTCGTATTTTATTCCTTGCTCATCCGCTGGATACTTTTCACCGACGACAACTTACGGCGCAGACACGATCACCAGTAATGTGAACATCACATCTCTTGAGATTGGAGCGGAGAAGAATTCTCTCTGTACTGTTTCGTTCACGGCTAAAGTGTCGGGGTCGATGGTATTAATTTAATAGTTTTGCAGGGAGCCACTTTGACTTTTCGGTACCGCTCCCGCCGGGACTTCTCGGCTCCCTGCAAATTCAAAACAACGGGAGCATTAAAAAGGGGGCAGTATGGCTATGCGATTTGATTTAGACAATTTAAATCCGGGTGTGTGGTTCGAGTTCGACGACAAATCATTTTCAGTAGAAGTAAGAATGTGCGCCGGGCAGGACTTGGAAAGTATTTTTAAAAAGACACAGAAAGAACGTGTCGAGTATAAAAGAAACGGCAGGTTTGAATATCTTGATATCGATCACGATAAACGGGATGAAATGATGTGGGACTTCATAGTGGTAAGCTGGAAAGGTATAGAAGACGGCAAGGGCAAACAACTTCCGTGTACTACTGAAACCAGAAAAAAATTAATGAAGGGTTCTGTATTATTTGCAAACTTTATCGGTGAATGTCTTGAGAAGTTAAATGCTGATTCAGACATGATACTTCAGGACAAGGAAAAAAACTTGCCGAGTTCTGCATAGCACTTGCAGAAAAGAATGACTGTGAACAATGCAGGAAAGCACATGAGGCGTTTGACAGGCAAGAACCGGATTGTTGGGAGTGTCTTCCTCCTTTGTGGCCAACAAACGCAGAAGCGCTCGACGTTTATTTAAAAGTACACAATCAGCATATTATGAGTTTTGCAGGGGCGGTAGACTTGGATGTTAATACGCTGATAAACGTAATCAAGTTTAAAAACATAGCCAACACAGAAGAAGTTTTTAACTCGGTGCATCGGGCATACCAGAAGGTAAAAAAACATTTAGCGGATAAGGAACCTATAAAATGAGTGCCGCCGGAACAATCTGGATAAACTTAAAAGCAGACACGAAAGACTTCATCCGCGGCTTGGCAAAGGCACAGCGCCGAGTTATGCGGGCAGTGACCGTTATGAGCAAAGGGTTTAATATCATTAGGAAAAGTGTCATGTCGTTAAGAAACGCGGTTGTGCTTTTAGCCGGTGCTTATGGTATGGCAAAGTTGGCATCCAGCTTTCTCGAAGCGTCAAAAGCGGCAGAAGGATTTCAGGTCAGACTTACCGCGTTGCTTGGTGGAGTAAGAGAGGGTAATCGTTTGTTCTCTGCAATGACAGAATACGCCACTTCTGTTCCGTTTACTTATGAGGAAATCATGGCGTCGGCAACTTCCTTGGCTGGCGTTATGAAGGGCGGCGTTGATGAAATAACAAAATGGATGCCGATGATCGGCGATTTGGCGGCAGTTTCCGGGTTGTCTATCCAAGACACCACAGGTCAGATAATCAGAATGTACTCTGCCGGTGCTGGCGCCGCTGATATGTTTAGAGAGCGCGGTATACTTGCCATGATGGGATTCACTGCTGGTGCGAAGTACTCAGCGAAGGAAACACAGGAAATAATGTTTGACTTCTGGAACGCGGCAGGGTCAAGGATTAAAGGCGTTACCGGAGAACTTGCAAAAACATGGGCAGGCACAATGTCAATGTTTGGAGATGCTTGGTTTCAGTTCAGACTTATGGTTATGGATAGTGGCCCGTTTGATGCGTTGAAAGCTGGCGCTCAAGAAGCATTGAAGTGGATTCTGAAAATGAAGGATGAAGGGAAACTGCAAGAGTGGGCGACAGAAGTTGCATCTCAAATAATACGCGGCATTGGCGGAATAGTTGAAGCTATCGTGTGGGTGAAGAAAGCATTTCACGAAGTTATAATTATATGGAACAAGGCAGATGCTTGGATAAATGAAAAATTATTAGCCAAGGCCCAAAAGGATTTAGCGTGGGCAAACCAACATTGGCAAGTAGGGCCGGGCGAAATGATAAACCCGAAACAACTGGCGATGATGATTGACGCGGCAGACAGAGTGCATGAATACACAAACGCACTCGACAAAAACAATGCGGCGATAGCTTCAAATACTGATCTGATGGACGACTGGGACGACTTCGCCCAAACAGTAATAAAAAGACTGTTGGGAATGGCAGAAGCAGGAAAAAAAGTAAAAGATGTATTTGACACAAAAAGCGGCATTGGTATCGGCCTTGGTGCTTGGGAGCCGGGCGGGTTTAACGAGGCGTCGCTTTCACCACTGACCAGCATCGATCCGGTGGGCCTTGGTATATGGGAACCAGTAAAAGAAGATTTCATAAAAGCCACAGAAGAAGTATCGGCACTATGGCAGAACACCATGGAGGGTTTACAAAACACTGTTTCCGGCACACTGTCCTCTGCTTTTCGCGGCGAGTTCAAATCAATAAAGGATGTGTTTAAAACACTGGCAAACACACTTGCTGATATATATGCACAGATGTTGGCAAAGATGGCGGTTGAAACGTTTGGTCCAAAACTGATGCAAAGCGGTGGGTACGGTGCAATAATAGGTGGGGTAGTGGTCGCCGCGTCTGCCGCGATAAGTCTTTTTACCAGTTCGTCAGAAAGAGAAGCAGAACGTATGCGACGATTGGCAGAACAGTCGGCGGCGTTACAGGACAGAATAGATCAGTTGACACTATCGCCATTAACGTTGCAGATGAAGCAGTTAAACGATGAATACCGCAGACAGGCAAGTATCGCTAAAGACTTGGGCGGTAATCTCGAACTGGTGAACGAAGCCAGAAACGCAGAAATAGCGGCGATCAGAAGAACCGCCACTGAAATGTATAGCAGTGTCAGGGGTAATGTTGAATCTTGGATCGCAGACAAGAAAACGGCAAACTTTGGTGCGGATGCGTGGACTTGGATTGCTATTTTGCTGACAGCTATGCACGAAAACCTTGGAGAAATCACAGCAGAAAACCAAGAAGAATCAACTGACTTACTTGGAAAAATGTATAACGTACTGATAAGTTTAGACGAATTAAACGAGCAACAACTAAACGAAAGCAGAAAGTTAATCAGTGCTTACGAAAAAAGTATAAAAACCATTGATGATTTAATGTTCGATTTATCAGAAGGTGGGTTGTCTGGTGCGCAAAGTCTTGCAGGTTGGCAGTCACAGTATGACACTCTGCGAACCGCCGCGATGGGTGGCGATGCTGACGCAATTGCCGAGTTCACATCATTTATTCCGTCGTGGATAGAATTCACAAAGAACTACGGACTCAATCAAGCTACGGTCATTGCTGATGTAATGGAAGATTTGACAGAAGTAAGATCAGTTGCACAGAGCGCAATGGACGCACAGATAAATGCCATGGGGATTTTAACAGCGTCTATAGACAACAATTCAAATGTGCTTATGGAGTTTGCCGAAAGAATACTTAATTTAGTTACTGGTGCAGAGCAGTCTTTGGATTATGATGCGTGGATCTCAGGATTGTCACCGTTGACTGCTACGGCTGGCACTTCAGACCAGTATGATTACAACGCAATATATAGTTATCTTTCTGGACAATTACCGTCAGGATTGGATCAGCAAACACTCGCCGACATACAAACGTTCAAGACTTGGTTTGAAGCATTTCCGCAATATGTAAAGGGTGAAAGTCAAACCGAATATGTGGAAGAAACTTTGGTAGACTATTATAAGAATGTGCCGAGTCTAACGATTGGCGGTAAACCGATAGTAATCAATCTGATAGTTGACGGAAAGCAAATTGCAACAACAGTGTCCAACGAACAAAACAAAGCACCTGAAGACTTTTAGGAGATAGCGGCATGAGCAATTGGAAAGAAGCAGCTGGGACCGGGACTGATTTAATACGAGAATCATTAAGACTTTCAGATACTTCGTGTCTTTTGTTTTCAGCCGAAGACGGTATAATTTACAAAAGTACTGATAGCGGAAAAACTTATACTACAAAAAAAACTTTGAGTGGCGAAACTCCATCGCAAACACACATAAAAAGTGCTTGTCATGTTTATGGTGATGTATATTTGTGCGGCACTTCACCGAATGCGCAGATTTGGCGATCTACTGATGCTGGTGACACATGGTCAATGGTCAAAGATATTGAAGACGACACCGGCGAAACTCTTGTCAGTGGTCTTACAACTATAAATGTAAACGGTACATCGTCTATAGTTTCCGCTGGAACTGGTCCAGGAGCGGAGCTTTGGATTAGTTCAGATGCCGGTGCAACGTGGGCAGCCGCTGGAACAACTACATCTATATCCGGTGAATCCCATATTAGATGTATGTGTACAGTATACGAACACGCAACAACAGGAAAAGCATTACTTGGCACATATAACAACGCAGAAATTCATATAACGGCAGACTCTGGCGATACATGGACGGAAGAAGCAGATATAGCAACTGAACAGTACGTTGAAACATTGTGTACTATGGTGCAGGGAGCAACCACAGGAGTTATTCTTGCAGGAACAATAGGCACGGCTGAAATTTGGCGATCAGTAGACAGTGGCGCGAATTGGACGCGAATCACAAATTTATCACATGCTACGGCAGACTGCACTGGCGTTTATCATATAGCGAAAATTACAGAAAATCATGCGATTGCTTGTGCTGATGATACTGTAAATAGTATTGGAAGCCTGTTTGAATCAAAAGATCAGGGTTTGACATGGACCCAAACAACAAATATTACAGTACTTGATCCTGCTCCACCGTGGTACACGATTTTAAAATTATCAGATACATTGAGAGTTGGTGGTGGTAATGGTGGGACAGCATGGTATCAAAATCTCGACGGTGCTCCCGGTGATGCATTACAGTATGTTGTACCAGACGGAACAGAAACACTATCACTAAAACCGCAGGACGTTATACCATACACTGTTATGCGTGATCAGAGAGTAGACGTATACGATGACGGATCAGAAGAACGTATTTCCTACTCGCAGAAAAATTATAATTTTATTGATCTTGTATATAGGGCATTGTCTGCAACAAACGCAGGGATAGTCATGGACTTCTGGAATTCACCAGACAAAGGCGCGGGCAGATCAAAAACTTTTTTATGGACGCATCCCACAGACGGATACACATACACCGTAAGAATTGATAACATAGCATCACAAAGACATCTAATGTCAGACCATAAAAACATTACTATACGTTTAAAACTCTTAGGGACATATGACATATAATGCCACACACATTTAGCGCCACGCAAGACGCAATACTTGCCAAAGAAAACATGGAGCCGACTTGGTTGTTTGAAGTCAGCACAGATTACTATTGGTCTTTCAAGGATATCGAGTACAGCACACAAGCGTATACCGGAAAAATACTTCCATCATCTTTTAATGGCGTGTCTGTCACACGATCCAAATCAGAATACGGCGTACAGGTACCAAGCGGTGGCACTATCACGGTCTCCAACGCCGGTAACGTACTTGCAGAATCAGACTTTAAAACTGCGGGCGTATTTAAATCATTGACCATAAAGCTTCTGTTCGATAGCACGCTATTTTTAACCTACCTGTTTAAAATTTCAAGAGTAGACGACATTCATCAGCAATTAGTTATTCACTATGAAGACTATATAACGCAATACTTAGAAGGTACATGGCCAAACACTGAATACTTCTCGGCGATTGCACCTGACGATAACATAGGGCCAAACTACTGCATACCGGTTCCGTTTGGAACTGTCTATATTCCTACGGCGCCGTTGTTTCTAACTGGCGACGATGTTTATTATATACTTTCTGAATCGGCGCTTGGTACTGGCTGGACAATCAGCGCCATGACATCACCGAGAGAATTGGGAAGTTATAGTTGGTGGTTGAATAATTATTATTTTGCATATGATGCTTTTGACGCCGCAAATTTTGTAATAGACGAAGCAGTTACATGGGATGGTGGTGCAAGTACTGGAACGATAGTGGCAACAGACAATGGTGACCCGGAAGGCACAATGACGATAAACGTCACAGCCGGAACGTTGGCGAATAATGATGTGATTGCCGCCGCCGGAAGTGGTGCTGAGTGTGTAGTTGATGGCGCGGTCACACACATATATCCTGACGCACAAAAGGCAATCGCCGGAACAAATTACAGAGTATTTCAACCATTGGTGGCGGCCGCCCACGCCGTTGGTGCGTGGAGTACGAAAAAACGATACGCGCCAATAACACAGTACAAGGTAACTGGTGGCACACCGGACGTTTCAACCTATACTGCCGTTGATGACGTTCTCGAATATATACTCGAAGACATGGGTGTACCGTCTGCAAACATAGACAGTGCGGGAAGTTTTGCGGCAACAGAAACAGAAGTTGGGGCCGGTGGTTGGGGTTTAACGTTTAACTATGGATATTATTTTCATCAAGACAGAAAGAAAGTAATTGCTGATATTTTAAACGCTTTTAACTGCTATCTTGCGTTGACCGATAAAGTAGAACTGCATTATTTTGACAAAACCAGCAGGGTAACGCTTACAAGCGCAGACATTAAAAACTTTCAGATAGTTAGTGGCAGAACCAAGACCATATATGACGGCGCGTTTGTGGCGTTTCAGGAAGCAAATCAACCACAGGATTTATTAAACAAGTACGCAGTAGCGGCAGACAATACAAGCTATTCGAATATTTCAAGCGAAGTGTTAGAAATTCCATTCTACACCAACGATCAGTATGCGCAACGCGCCTGCCAGTTATGGCAACAGCGCAAATGGTACGGCGATAAAAAATTTAAGTTCGACACAAAACGGGCGCAGATAGAATACATGCCAGACGATACTATCACTATCAACGATAGCAGATATGGCGGCAGTTTTACGGCGTTGATAGACACGGTGCATATAGACAGATCGGGTATGCCGACACTGACAGTATTAAGGCTTGATACTGCGCTCGAAGATTGGGGCGATGAAACACCAGCGAACGTTGCGTTTGTGGCTGATGCTACTGCGGCCGCAAGTATATCACAGACAGTAGGAACCGGCGAACATGGCGCGGTGCAGTCTGGGAACAATATACGACTGAAGCCCGGTGCAGACATCTATCTTGAATCGATGGGTGGCGATAGGGCAGTAATTGATTTTGGGGTTGAAACGTATGACGTAAGAATAGCTGCCGACTACAACGATCAACGATTAGCAATTTTTCCAAGCACTGATGGAGAATGTAATTTTTCTATTGGATATGATGAATCCGGCACAGACAAAAAATTCGACAATATATATATTCTTGCAGAAGAGTATTTTATAGTGAAAGCAGAACATGGTGCAAATCTCTATTCTAGCTTTTTTTTAGACCCAGATTTCGGTGGTATGGGATCTGTAGCAAAAATTGACTGCTATAGGTCTGCTAATGACTATGCTCGCATGTGGATAAATTCTAATGATGCTGACGACACAAGTTATATTTTTAATGAAGTCAACACCACCGACGGCCCGGTGATCTCGACCACCCTAGGCTATGATTCATCCGATGTCCCGTTTTTTAAAATCCACGCCGCCGATACATATTGGACGGGGTCCGGTAGCGGGCTTCCATATGGTGAACTATATGACCATGATGCAGCCAACACAATTACTGTTAGTTCATCAAGTACTTATTACAAAATTGACAGTTTAACATTGGGAGAAAATAATCTGGTCACAGAAAACTCAGATGCTTTTAATGTGGGTATCGTCGGCAGATATCTGGTGAATTATAGTATATCTTGCTATTCTGTTGGTGTAGTGTCGTTGGAATCGTCTGTATTTCTTAACAATGCTGAACAAACCAATACAAATTGCCAGGTTGCAACAACAGGCACCTTTTACGTGATGAATTTAAGCGGCACTGGAATTCTCGACATTACCGATACTGGACACGATGTCGAGTTAAAAATAAAAAATAATACAGACACAAATGACATAGTAGTAGGAGAAGTTAATTTTACCATTGTGCATATTGGTGGAACATAGGGAGCAACCATGCAAATAGACGACTTATATAAAATCATAGGAATCAAAGAAGCTAAAATTTACGAACTTCTGATACAGTTAGAAGAACTAAAAAAACAACTCGGAGCCAACCCACAGTCACCAGCCAAGGAGCCCCCCAATGATTAGCGAAGCCGACACAAAATACTGCGATTGTCATTACAAGCACACCGCACAAATGGAAAATTTAAAAGATGCAGACAGTTTATCGAGATCTGATAGGCATGATCTATGGGAAGAACTAAACACAAAAGTAAATATGAAAATGTTTTTCCTTCTAATTGCTATTTTTATAGGAACCTTTTCGTTTCAATTATTAGTATATAATTCTGTTCGCACAATAGAAGCGGATGTGGCTGTATTAAAATACGAATCGAAATTTCACACCAGAGACAATTTGGGTGCGAGATGAAAATAAAATATCAAAATGGGTTCAAGTATCAGCTTTCATATGATTACAAGGTAAATCTTAAAAGTTGTCTGCCAAGGGCTGTTAAATTTCATTGGTTTTCTATATCAGAAGAAGGAGAGATAACCATCAAGCGAGGATATGCTTGGGATGGTGCAAGCGGCCCCGGTATAGATACGAAAACAATCATGCGCGGAGCGTTAATTCATGACGTACTTTATCAGTGCTTGCGACTTGGACTCCTACCGGAAGACTTCAGAAAAACAGCAGATGAAATCATGCGTGAAGTGTGTCTGGAAGATGGCATGTCAAAGATAAGAGCGTGGTGGGTTTATCGAGGATTGAGAATGTTCGGTGCGTTTGCGGCAGACAAAAAAAATAAAAGAGAAGTGTTATGTGCGCCATGACATCAGCAAACTGGGACGCGATAAAGTATTTCAGTATAGATGAAAATTGGGGCGATCCATACATGATGAATTCAGAACTTATGTTTGCGCTTGAAGCATTGAGAGGGTTCGTAAGCAAACCGATCATGATACATTGTGGATATGAAGAAAGACCGAAAAAAACAAGCCAGCACAATTTCGGTAGGGCAGTCGACCTGCATATATTTGGGTTGTCTTTGTGGGATCAATTCAATGTAGCGCAACGCTTCAGATCATTCCGAGGAATAGGTGTATATCCATGGTGGAATAATCCCGGCCTGCACCTTGACACTCGACCACTCGGAAAGTATGAGCCAATAGCAACATGGGGAAGTACTGCACCAAACAGATATGTAAAAATAACCAAACAATTCATGTTCGGAAAAATATAATTAAAAGCATCAATTAAAGTACATTCACCAACCGAGAAATAACTCGATGCTTCGCCCTGTCAAATTCTTCTATGTTCGCCCAACGCTTTTGACCGATTTGCCACACTTCGGCCAGTAGCAGTTCAAGTACTTCGTGTTTTGCTACTTGCCTAATAGCCTTGTCGGTGCAGTATTCATCTTCCGCTATTTTGTCCTGTATTCTGATGTGGGCGTTGGCGTTGTCTATGTTTACTGTGCATGTTGCGCAGACATCATCATCCTCTAAGTCTTCTTTGGTTATCATCAGATGATAATCTTTGAGTTGCAGATATTCGACCCATTTGTTTGCTTCTGATTCGAATACTTTAAATTGCTTGTCTGTTATTTTTCCCATCAGTACACCTTTCCCTTAATAATCTTGTAGTTATCCACATGAAAATTAACGTCGTCTATCTTTTCAATTTCAGCAAAACCGTGATTCCACGAATTAATAGGTCGATAGTCAGGGCGTAAGTCACAAAGACAACCAGCGGACCAAGTACTTATTACTTTATCGGTCATGGTTTTCTCAACGTGTTCTGAAGTCTTATGATAGTGGCCGCCGATGGCGCACTCCTTGCCCTTTAAAAAAAAAGTGCGCGCCGGGTTTACTGGCGATGCAGTACCACTACCGAATTCGTGGCCATGAATAACATTTAGTTTTCCTATCCTTAAAAAACGCTTATCACTTATAATCTGGATGTCGAGTTCTTTGGCGTTTATCTGTTTTGCAAAACTAAGATATTTATTCCCAAGCAGTTCGGGCGCCTTGATACTCATGTATCTATCCCATCGCTCCTCATGATTTCCTATCATGTAAAAAATATCAGCGTGGCCAAAGTTGTTTCTGATAAGCGTTAAGATGTCTATGGTCATATCAAGCTCGCCCTGCAAATCACGCTTGCGCGGGTCTGTCTGCCATCTCGATATTGTGTAAAAATCTATAGTGTCTCCGGCAAGTATCACACAATCGCAGTCGTGTTTATAACCATGCTCAAGTGCTAGTAGTACCGCCATCCTACTATAATATGGAACGTGAATGTCTGACAAATACAACGAGCGTTTACTGTCTACTACCATTGGCGACCAGTCTGCAAAGTGCGTCATCGGTTCCGGTAAATTTTCAAACGGTGATTTGCTTCGTTCTTCTGTTTCAACGTGTTCCCTGCTTGTTACGTTTTCCTTGTCACGTTCGCCATGCTTACCGCGATAGTATCTGACAACATCATACACGTTTCGCATATCCTTAAACGCTTCGGGGTTGTCCTGATAGATTGTTTTTGCCAAGGTCAAGTGTGGTGTGCCTGGAAATCTGTCTAAATATTCTTTTACTATTTCGCCTTTGATTGTTGTTCGTTGTGCCATGTTAATCCGATCCTTCCCAATAGCGTTGCAGGTTGTAAACAAATTTATTTAAATCGTATACTGCCATTTCTTTAAACTCTGCCCACAATCCGGGCGTAAAGAAAATCGTATTGTTTGAAGATAACCGCATCCACACCCATCCATACTTGTCTGTAAAAACCCTTGTGTGGATGTGGTACACTTCTCTTCCATCAGAATATTGTATAATCCCATAAACCATTTCGTACTCCCACCCGTGCGCTATTGCGTACGTTGCAGTGGCGGCGGCAATACCCTTGCACGATAGGTCTGTGTCTGGTGCATCACCAACAAGCATTATAGCGTGATTCTCAAACTCGCCAATAATTTCAGAACAACCGGGCAGTAGACACAGGCATGTTAATATCAGAAGTGTTATTAAGCTTTTCATACAACCTCCATTGTGTTGCAATTTTAGATCATAACTTTAGTTTTTTACGCATAGTGGTCGCTTTTTGCGACATGATACACATAAAAAAGCTATGTGGTTTGGGTGTTTTTATCAGACATATTGTTGCCAGATGTGGATAAGTGGTTCGGTGATCCTCCTTCCGGTGCGTCCTCAAGTGAATGAAATCCTGGATTGTCAAGCATCCATTGTGAAATATAGGTGTGACAGAAGTTTTCAATCACCGATTCGAGTGTCTTGCCTTGAGCCGCAATATTTTTATCGTGATCTACAATGACCCACATGCCTTCTTTTTTTAGTTCAAGTTTCATCGCTCGTCCCTCCCTCCGGTGCATCCTCAAGCCAATCTACAATCCTTAACCCATCTGCCGATATAATCTTTTTTAAATCCGGTACGTCCTCAAGTGGACAGTCGGGGTGGATGGCACAATACTCGGTGAGTTTTACCGAAAGTTTCCAACAGCACCCGCTTCTTGGTCCCGTCCAACTAGAGTTTTTGCATTCCCCACAAATATCAATCCGCAGTATCTTGCTCATCGGCTTGCTCCTTTCTCGTCCCAATAATGTGATAAGCATCACGATGTTCGCCTGTCACCCATCAGACATATTGTTGCCAGATGTTGATAAGTGTGTCATCCATCCCTCCCTCCGTTTTTAGGTTAATCAGTTGTACTAAATTTAGGTTTTCGTGTCGTTGCCCCTCCCTCCGGTGAGCAGATGCCATGCCGTTGCCGCCACTTGCGGAACCTGTCCATTTCCAATGCCTTTAAGTCGGTCCATCCACGTGGCATCCCCATCGCTTCCTCGACAAATAATGGATTCAGGATTGGCCTGATTGATTTGAAGTTCATTTCTTGCTTTCCCTTTAATCCATACTTCAATCCAAGAATCCTTCCTGTCAGATTTGTTGTGGATTCCCATGTTTGTGCCTTCCTGAGATACCACATCATCTGGGCTGATTCGATCGCCCCCGGAGTCGGCAACAAGCCAGAATCGCCTTCGTAAATGCGGCGCGCCGACACATTTAGCCGATACACATCCCCATTTTGCAGAAAACCCCATTTGGGCCAAGTCTCTAAGGACGGTTCCAAGTCCTCGAATAACGAGCGCTGGGCTGTTTTCCACGAAAACGAATTTTGGTCTAACGATGCGAATAACATCTGCCATTTCATTCCATAATCCAGATCGTTCTCCATTAAGTCCTGTTTTTGTGCCGGCACAACTGATGTCTTGACACGGGAATCCCCCACTGACGACATCAACCATGCCCTGATAGCTTTCGGCGTACCCTTCACTGATGAATGCTCTGATATCCCCGAATATGGGGGCTTCATCGAGCAGTCCGTCTTTGATTCGCTGGGCAAGCACTCTTTGCGGGTAGTCTTCAAATTCGACATAACCTATCGTTCTCCAATTCAAGAAATATTTTGATGCCAGGAGGCCACCACCGACACCTGAAAATAATGAAAGCTCATTCATACCCTCCCTCCGGTGCGTCCTTCTTTTTAGGTTCATACTCCAAACAAAACCGGCAGGCATCACTATCATCAAGCAAGCGCTTGAAGCGTGTGCAACCGAGACCATAGTGTGTTGTTCTGTCTAAAAAAATACAATCCTCTTTAATCATGGCGGTTTCCCCAAATATTTTATTCAGTAGCCAACCCACGGTATCTCTCCCAAGTCTATTACTTTTAAATTTCGCATCTTCATTCTGTCGCCTCGTATAAACCACGCACCCTTTGCTGGTCTAAAGTCAAACGCTCTCGATGTCGCCCGCGCTTTTATAAAACGCTTTAATGATCCGGGGCGCACTTCATAAAACAATAGGCACTGTTGGAATTCCGAGTCTGTCTCTTGCCACGTCAACCGGTATTTTTTCATATTCGCGTTTCTCCCTTGAAACCATATAGGCCCATTCCGGGCAGTTGGCGCCCCACTTTGTGATAGCCACTAAATGCTTTTCGTGTAGGCAGTAGTTCTGAGTTCCTATCCATCCGTGATAATGGCAGTTTCCGCACGTTGCTTCTTCCATGCTTGCCGTCTCCAATTCTTCGCAGTTATAACGATGATCGCACCAGTCGCAGTGCTTGTCGTTTATTTTGTCTGGAATATTATTCGAGAAAATTATATTACTTGCACGGACTTTAATTTGCTGAAAGTCTATCTGATTAAAGTATAGCCTTTCGGTGTAAATTTCGGAATTGTCCTTACACTGGACAACTATCAGCGCACGCTCAAGACCAGCATATCCCAT